TTTCGTTTACTGTTTCTCCTATTTGCTGTAATGGGTCGCGTACTTTTGCTGCTGTATCGGCAACTATATTTCCAAAATATTCTATTGAAGCTGAATCAGTTGCTAAAGCATAAGTTAAATCAGAATCACCAGCAAGCATAATATCTAATGCCTTTGCTGTTTCGTTTGCTTGTGTTTCTATTGAAGTTAAATCATCTTCTAATGTTGGAATACTAACTCCCGTTGCTTTTGCAGCAGCACCGCCACTTGCAGTGGCAGTAGGTTTATTTAATTTATCTTGTAAATCTAAAAGAACGCCAGCTACTTTTACAGCTTGTTCATCAGCAGCAATTTTATCTTCAGTAGCTTTTTTAGATTCTTTAGAAGCTGCAACTTGTGCGCCAATCAAATTATTGACCGCAGCCATAGGGTCAATTAATCCGGAAACACCAATTTTAAGACGTTCCCATAAGCTAACATCAGGCGCAACTTCGCCTGTTAATTCATCTGCTGCTTTTACTCCTAAATAACCTAAAGCAGCTACTTGACCCAAAACAGGAAGTAGAGTTTTTAGTTTGCCTAAAGCTGCCGAACTAGTTAAAAATACAATAGCACTAGATAGACCACCTATTGCTCTTGTTATTGTCCCTATTGCACTAACTATTAATGGCGCAACTACAATAATTTCACCAAGTCGTATATATGCCTTTTGAGTATCTTCATCTAATGTTTTAAAGTCCTCAAATAAACCTTTTATACTTTCAGAAAGGTCTTGAATATGTGGTAGTAAACTTTCTAAAATTACACCGCCAACATCAGTAAGTGAATTTTGAACGCCTTTAAGTGATTTACGCAACTTAAATTCTGCGCTTTCTTGTAAAGTGCCAAATGCTTTTTCAGTAGCACCAGCACTTTTAGTCATGCTATCAAATATATCACGAGTAGTTTGAACGTTTGCACCAAGTAAGTCATATATTGGTAAAAGCGCACGAACATTTCCAAATACGCGTTGTGTCGCATCATCATTGCCCTCAAAACTTGTTTTCAGCGTTTCGAGTGCAGATAATAACCCTTTTTCTCTTATTTGTTGACGTAACCCTTCTGAACTTAAATTCATTTCTGCTAAGGCTTTTTTAGCATCAGCAGTTGGTTTTAAAAGTGAAGTTAAAATTGCTCGTATTTGTGTAGCAGCTTCAGCAGCATTTGTACCCGTTCTTGAAAGTGCAGCAAAGGCAGCACCTACTTCGTCAAAACGTATGCTCATAGCACTTGCTATTGGCAATACTCGCCCCATTGAGCCAGCTAATTCGCTTGCTTCTAATTTACCTTCACGAACCGCACTAACCATTACGTCAGTTGCATCGGCAGCAGAAAGCACTTCAGAACCATAAGCGTTCATTGCAGAAGTTGCAAGGTCAGCTACGGTTTTAGTATCACCTAAACCTACGGAAGCAGCTTTCATTGAAGCCTCTAACACTTGCATTGCTTCTTCGCCACGTAATCCAGCAGAAGTAATAAAGAATAATGCTTCAGCAGCTTCGTTTGAACTAACGCTTATATCCGTGGACATAGTTTTAACGCGTTCTCCCATTGCATCAACTTCATCGCCAGCAACACCAACTAAAGATTTTATTTGGGTCATTGACTTGTCAAAGGTTGCAGCCATTTTAACAGCAGCACCCCCAGCAATAGCCAACGGTATAGATATAGAGCGCATCTGACTCGCAACCCCTTGCATTTTTGAGCCAAACGCGGTTAGTCGAGCAGAAGCGGTTTTTAATGAAGAATTTAACTGGGTAGCATCACCTTTGAGTACTACCCGTAATAAGCTATCCGCCATAAATGATAATTTAATTCAAAAATACAAAAATTAAGACTTTGCCCTTTCTTGTAAGGCAGCGTCCGCTCTTGCTTTGAATTTCTCGTATTGTTCAGGCGTTGATTTAGGTTTACCGCGCTCGGTATATACGTCTTGTGGTAATGGAAATAATTGCTCAGGGCGAACCATTTTAGCCTTTTTATCTACGTTTACATTGATAAGCATAGAGGCTATAAAACGTGTTTGTTCCCAACTTACGTTCAGCTTAATCATGTGCGCCTCGCCTAATAGTTGGTTTTCTTTCCACGTGTTGCCCCAAAACTTTTCAGGGTCTATGCCGACCTGTCCAATATAGAAGTCTAAAAGGGTTTCCCAGTCAAGTCGGCTGTTTACTTTCCCTCGTTTTTAGTAGTGCGCTTTACGTTACGCTCAATACCCATATTAAGTTCGTTACCTAATATGCGACTTTCAAGCATAGCATTGATAATATCGTTTAGCAGTTCCGCTTCTAAATCCTCTAACCAAGAACCAACTGTAAACTCGTTGTAGTCAGGTTCAACGCCTTGCTCTTGGTCTTGCGCTAATAATGCAGAATAAATTAGGGCGCGTATTGCTTTAAGGCTTAAACCGCCTTCAAATATCTTACCAACCCCCTCAAGGCTAACGCCCATAAGGTCAGTAAAGTTTGCCCAAAAGTTCATTGAAAAGTGCATGGTGCGGTTCTTACCGCCCAGCTTTGTGGTGTAATACCCTCGTTTTCTGTTTGCCATTGTATTCTTTGTTTGCCTAAAATTAACACAAATAGGGGTAATTAAACCCCTATCTGTATAAATTTATGATTTATGCTTTATTAAGCGTTAGTCGCTTTGGTAATTGCACCTGTAACGGTAATTGAACCGCTGTAAGAAACTGGTGCTTCCATATCAGCAGAAACCTCAATACTATCAATGTATCCTGTTCCTGTGTAAACTGAATCACCTGACACACTAGTTCCGAATACGAAAGAAATCGCTGTACGGTTGATAATGTAGTCTGCAAGTTCTTCAGCGTTAGTGGTATCGTTATAATCAACTAATCCATCAAAAGAAATAGTAGCACCACGAACACAGCTAATAAATTCAGCCCAACCGCTGCTATCTTTAGTAGTTGCTTCAGGCAAATCGTGTGAAAAACTCATTGAGCAGCTTGTAGTATGCCCAATAGTAACTTCGCTTCCTGAAGAACCTACTGCGAGAACAAGGTTAGTTCCATTAAATACTCCTGTTGTAGCCATCTATATAGATTTTATTTGTGTTTAAATTTTATTCAAATATACAAAAGAAAAAATTATGTGTTTTGCCACAACGTAGCCAGTAAATTCCATTGTTCAAAGATATTATTCCACACGCGTTGGTCTGGATAAATAAGGTGAAATTGTGGGCGCGTAAACGGTCTTGTGTTGTGTAGCGTAAAATCTACATTAAAAGTTGTTATGCTTTCGTATTCCGCAGTTTCTGAAACGTTATCTACAAACGCAGTACCGCCAAGTACTAAATCGCCACCCCCAAAGTCTTTGAAATAAACAGTAACAACTTGCCGAGTAATTATATACCCAGCAAGCTGCTCAAAGTTTAAAGTATCGGAATAATTGGTTAGCCCTGAAACTGCAACGCGACCACTACGCAGTCCTTGCATAAATTCAAGCCAACCGCCTGAAGCCTTTGTAGAAGTATTGGCTAAATCAACTTCTAAGCTAAACGTACTGTCTTTGCTATGACCAATTACAGTCCCATCAACTTCAATGAGTATGTCAGATGACTGTAAAAGTGCCATTACCCTTCAACTACTTCAGCGTCTTCTACGATAGATTCAAATGACCCATCTTCAAGGTTAATAGAAATTTTACCGTGCAAGTCCTCAAGTTCAATTTTTAGCTTTTGTTGTTCGTCTTGAATCTGCGCAGCAGCGTGTAATAAACCGTGCTTCTGCATTTCTAAAACGCCAAGGTCGTGCTTAATAGCATTTAACTTTTGAACTTGCTCTTGTAGCTTTTCTAAATGTTCCTTTGAAATCTTGTTTGCCATAATAAAATAATTTTAACAAATATAGTTAATTAAGCTGTCGGTTCTTCAACTGGTTCTTCAGTATCTGTTTCTTCAAAAACAGGCTCAAGTGTTTCAGGAATAGTCAAACGCACCTGTGTTGGCGTAACCTTTTCAGCCATTCTTGTATCTAAACTTGCCTGTGTAGCCTCTAAGTCAATTAATGGCTTAATCCATTCAATAACATCAGCCTGTACTAATTGGTCTGCTGGTACGAATACTTCAGGTTGTGGTGCTGGTAAAACAACAGCATCGTTTCTGCTAACCATAACGCCATCTGCGTTGGTTGCCATTTGCGTGTAGTGTACTCGTGTAATCACGTTGCTAAGACCATCTAAGCTAACCTTAGCATCTACTGCGTTAATTCTAAAAGTGTAAGTGTTCATGTTTATAATTAAAATTTAAGTTATACGTCTAATACTTCAATACCTATGCCCATTTGCATTATGGCAGTACTTGAAAAGAAATAATCATTATCTAATCTTATGCGAAAATAATCATTATCTGAAGTGGAAGGTGTAAAGGCAAAACTAACAGTTGCTCCACTTGTTGAAAATGTTACTGCCTTAATCGTCCAAGGGCCACTTGAACTTGTGGATTGTTCTAAAAATATATTCCCTGAAAAATTACCTGAAACAGTATAATCGTGTTCTACATAAATCCTTACTTGGTAATCAGTAGAAAGTGGCGAATAGCCATATTGATAAGTATTAATAAGCTTCCAAATGCTGCTTGCTTCAGAACCTGCTGCAACTGAATCCTGAAACGTCATATAGTTAGCAAATGTGCTACTCAAATCACCTGTTCCACTATAAGCACCACCATCTGCGCCTGAAATGTAATTAAACCTTGTAACTTGGTTGTTCTCAAAATCTACAAACGAATCAGGCGTTGTTCTACCCCTTGCTAAGTTTATAGCCCTAAAAGATATATCGCTGTTAGTCGTTGTATAGGTATTAGTAAAATAATCCTTAATAAACTTTAGCGATAAAGGTCTTTCTATTGCCATTAGAATAAGCCTTTTAGGATGTTAATCTCGGCCTTTAAATCTTCAATCATTTCTTGTTGCTCTTTTACTGTTTCAATAAGCAATGCTATAATACCATTGTACTCAACAGTTAAATAAGGTTCTTCACTTGTAATAGAGACTTCTCGTTTTTGTACTGCTTCAGGGAGTATCTTCTCAACCTCTTGTGCTATAACACCAGCAGAAGCCTTGCCATTGTGCTTCCAATCAAATGTATAACCATTAATCTGCTTTATCTTATCAATGGGCGAATCAATCGTCTTAACATTCTCTTTCTTATTTGCATCTGAAATAGTAGTAGAAGTGTAACCAATTATATCGCCTGTACATTCAAGATAGTTGTTTGTCTTATCTACTCTAACAGTATCAGCAATATCAACATAATCTGTACCACCCTCAACCAAATCAAGCATCTCAACACCACCAGCAAATAAGCGAATCCTATCAGCATCAAATCGCATATAGGTGTTGGTGTCGCCATTGTGATACAAAAATTGACCTAAGAATAAATCTCCAGTAAATCTTCCATCTCCAGTTACGTCTAACTCTTGGCTTGGCGAAGTGTTGTTAATACCTACATTGTTTGAAGCATCAACAGTAATAGTACTATTCGTTCCATTTGTTATTAAGGTGAATAGCCCATTAGACTGCAACTTTAATTCATCACCAATATCAGCGTATTGCAAATAAGCAGATTGTGCGCCAGCTTGATAAAATGCTAAATATGGGCTACCAACC